CATCAAAACCAAGCGTTGTCCGCCTGTTAATCCTGTTGACACCCTCTGCCGCCGCTCGTCGCATTGCACGTTCATGGTTTTGCGTGAAGGTTCGCCCTAACCTTTGCACCATTCTAAGAAGGTCACGCGGCTCAGTGTCTATGTTTATAGTAATCATCGGTCGAGGCGATTCAGCGGCACAGGCTCTTTTTCTTTGTCTGTTACCGCGCCATCGTTGTCAGCGTCGTACTCAACGCCATCCTGAAATACTGCGTCTAGCTCTTCGCCGTAACGCGCCTTGTAGAAGTCGATCATTGCTAAGAATCGGTCGTCATCTACCCAGTTGGTTAGCTGGGGTAGCGCGTATTTCCACAATACGAGATACGACGCGGCTCGCGTCCACTGAGAGTCAGTTAAATAGGTGACTTCCATTTCTCCCGCGATTCCTTTGCGGTGCCACCAGCGATTGCGAATCTCACGCTCTATGTCTGCCTGCGCTCTAGCGTGTTCGTCGCTAAACGAAGCAATGCCAAAATCTAGGATATCGGGCACTAATTCGGTCAGGTTGCTATCTTCACTAAACGCCATTTAATCACCATTTAACCCTAGCAGACCAATAGACAGCATCTAGTGGTGTTGCATTGCGTAGATTCTTTTCGTGTCTTGCGTACCAAGCCGCTCGCATGGCATTGTCGCGTGCTGACTCCCCATCTCTAGGCGGGTAAGTCTTCGCGCCTTTAGCGCCAAATCGAACTAACTTGATTACGCCTTTGTAGCGAGCCAGAACCGCGTGCGACTTATTCGGGTGACGTGGCGTTCTCTTTGCCACGTTGTAATCCTCGAACCGTTCACCGCGATAATTGACTGCCATAAAAACCTCTGAGTAAAGCGGCCCCGAGGGGCCGCATACATCTTAGAGTGTAGCGTCGAAGTTCATCTCAACACCGTAAGCATCATCAAGCTCTGCAACGCCGTAGACAGCAGTAGCGTTTAGCTCGAATGCACGGTTAGAGGCGTCGCGCTCAGTCTCAAGGTTGAAGTCACGCTTCATAGCCATGCAGATTGCCTCACGAGTGAAAACGCACCCTTTAGCATCTCCCGATCCATCGACCGTTACGTTTGCTGACTGGTAAACCTCGATGCCACCAACAGAACCTACGAAGCCGTTTCGCATTGCTTCGTTCTGTAGGTCGCCACCGTTAGGGTTAGCAAATGTGTTAGTCAGGTTCGCTGACAACTGGTAAGCGTGGTATGGGTGAACAACTGCGTAGACAGGGCCAGTCGCCTTATTAGCACGGAGAGTTGCCGCCGCCTTGAACAGGTCAGCAACAGTGATCTCTTGCGCCGCCGCTCCCAAAGATGTTGAGAAGCCGTCGAACAAAGCAATAAGGTCTTGGTCGATCTTAGTAGCAATTGCGTTACCCAAAACAGTGCCAAGCTCTTGGGCTGGGTTGCCAGCGCCCATTGCCGCCATGTCAGTGAGCAATACCTGCGCACCAACTTCGCCGACAGTGACGCTGACGCTTGAAGTGCTGACAGTAGTCGAAGACATATCAGTGCCTTCAGTTAAGTCGGCCGCCGCGATTGCTGGGTACTTTGGAACTTGGATAGTAGTACCTGCGACATTGCCAATATCGTAACGAGTCACAAGACCCGCCATAAGTGAGTTCTCTTCGGCCGTAAAACGAGCGGCCGCAATGATATTGCTGAAGAGATCCGTCAGAGTTGAACTAGTAGTAGCCGCCATTGTTAAAGTCTCCTAAGTAAGCGGTTATTTTTGCGCTAACCTCATGGCACGGTAGGCTTCTTTGCCCCCCTTGTCCCAGTTAGCAACCATTTCTTCCGCCGACATAGGTTTCGACGTGGAACCACCAACCGCTCCCTGCGAGCCAGCGCCACCAACTGACGCTTTGACAAAGTGCGGGTTTTTTGCCAAGAAATCACCAACAAGCTCGTCAACGCTTAACGGGTCGCCGCTGTCGTTGTATCGTGGTGTTCCGTTCGCATCTACAACTTCCGCTGTGCCGTCTTCAGACAGCCGAACTGAACCACGTAGCAACTGACCAACCTGCTCTGCCGATACTGCGTTATTTCTACTCGCCGCCGTGAGCAATGCTCCATCAACTGTTTGGCTTTCGAGAAGTTGCTTGTACGTGCGTATCTCTAGGTCTTTCTTTTCGACGGTCTGCTTCAGAATTGACTCGAACTCTCCGCGCTCTTTCTGCTTCTCAATTTCAGCTTCTTGCTGACGTTGTAAAAGCGTCTTAGCCTCGTCGATGTCGATACCTTCTAGCCTCTTCTCGTATTGACGCTTTGTGCGTGCAACACGGTCAGCCACTATTCGGTCTAACTCTTCTTGCGTGAACGTCTTACTGCCCTGAACTTCTGGTGTTTCCACTGCGGCTTCAGTTACCGCGTCTGCCATGATTTCATCGCTCATGTTACGAATCCTCTTTCGAGTAGGGTTAATTGTATCAAATTAGCGTGACTTGCGCTTTTTCTTGCGCTTGTCTTTCTTGTGGTACGGCATAGCTATCTCCTATTCAGGTACAGGCACCCACCAGTGCCGACAGTTGTAACCACCTCTTACACGGAACGGATCGCCTGAGCGTTTGCCCTGCCACGAGTCGTCCCATATCTCATATATTTCGTCTGTCGTGTACTCATTGCCAACATGACGCTCACAGAAGGGCCGCGTTGTTTCTATCGTATCACCTTCATATCTAAACTTGGTAATGCCTGCCTCTGCCGCCGCCGCCTGCTGTACTGAGCTACTAAACTCAAACAGCGCATCGTGTAGCATGGTTTTTGAGTAACGCTGTAGGTCAGAGTCTAGCAGGTTGTTTAGTTCCGCTAGGCTTGCGCTAAATGGGGTGCCTGCGAGCGTGTTGTTGTAGACCTGCTGATACAGCGCCTCTGCAAAGTCGTCAGCCAATGCTTCATGGCCTGTAAAGCTGAACTGCTGTAGCTGTCCTATCACTGACTGAGGCACGCGAAAGTCGGCGAATTGCTCCATGAACTCTTGCGTCAGTGCCACAGCGTCGGGGTACTCACGGATAATGTCGTCTATGACGCTCAGGTATTCATCGCGTACGAGGCCGTCTATTTGCGTTCTAAGAGCTAACGCGGCATCTAGGTCAAACAGTACGCCTTCACGTACGGGTAACCCTGCAAGCGCATCTGTGAGCCTTAAACGCAACGACTCCATAGCACGCAAAAGGCGACGCTCATGTTCAGAGGTCGCCCGCTCAAGTGCGCGTGTAAGCTCTTCACTGTCCATCTGTCAGCGTTTGCACTGGCTCTATGAGCTGGTCACCACCTGTCACCTCGTCAAGGCCAATCTTCTCACGCACCTCATTAGGTGTGACTAAGCCGCTATCAATGTGATACTTGTAAATCTGTGTCTCTTTCGCAAAGTCACCGACTGCCGTAGTGGCTGTTTCGATTTCCTCATGCGCCTGTGCAAGCACTTGGTCGTCCAGAACAAGGTCGGCAATCTGCTTGTCAATCTCACGCAACAAGGTAACAGACTTAACGCCGCTAGAGCGCGTCTTCTGTAGGAAGTTAAGCTCCGACTCGTAATCGCGAATGTCGAAGCTATCAGGGTAGCTGATCTCTACCTTGTGCAGGTCATGCCCCTGCCACGTACACCACAATTGCCACAACTGCTCCTCTGCCAGCTCTAAGATGTCAGCCTTCTCAGCCAGCTTCGCGTTGAGCATTTGGAATTCTGTCTGCATTGCAACGCCTGACTGCGTGATAGCCTCTGTGCCGCGTACTGCGCCCATGTGAGCCATGCGGTTGATCGCTTCGATCTTGTCGCTTATAGAGGCTCTGATTGCGTCGAGGTTAGCGCCGCTTGGTTGCATCTGATACGGCTTGAGTGCGCCGTCCATGTCGTCGCTAATATTGATTACAGCGCCTGCGCCTGCACTAGCGTCGGTGTCGTAAGTCTTAACCAGTGTCGGGTGGTTAGAGATACGGATGAGTTGCTCAATCTCTGATAGCTCTTGGTAGATAGCCTGTTGCATATAGGCCACGTCAGAGATGTCGCTGATACCGATGCCGCGAACTACTGAGCGGTTAGAGGGTAAGAAAACTGCGGGTATCTTGCCAATGGGGTTGTCTATAGTCTCAACCACCTGAGCCTCGTCGCCGTGATAGCGGACGAGCTGGATTTGCTCTCGATCCCATATACGGAAGTAAGTCTCTGTCGTCGTCCCGTCAATGCGGTTCACAGACTCCCTAACCTTCATGTAGGTCAGCTCATGGCGACCACTAGCCATCCGCTCGTATTTCCAGTCATAGACGTTCTCAGGCGTAATGAGCGTGACGTAGGGGCGTATCTCTTGCGCCAGCTCTTCGGCCCGTGTGCCTGCTGTTGACTGTGGCTTATCAAGCATAATCCAGACATGACCGTAAACGCTCGACCAGATTTGCGCCTCACGCATAAAGCTATTGAAGCTCTGCCCGTCGAGGTTGCTGTCTTTCAAAAACGCTTCGAGGTCGGCACTGCCTTCCATCTGCTGGTAGTTACGAGTAGGCGGTACACGCCACAGGAACGAGCTGTACACGTGAACTACGTTACGGCAATGGTTGTCTAGCGGCGTTAATGCTAGGCGTCGGCTATAGGCGTTCTTATCTTCGTTAAGGTAGCTAGTCAGATATGAGCCGTCGCGGTAGTCTTGTCCGCCCATGTAAGACCGCAGATAGAACTCCCAACGGTCGACGTTGTTTTCATAATCGGGGTGCTGGTACTCGATATCTTCGTAATACATTTACGTCCACCTCTGCGGGGATTGCGGCGCGTTCGCCTTTCTAATTGGGAATAGATACTCCACCGCATAACCAAGTGCGTCATTCATGTGATCGAAGCCGTCCTTTTCTGGCTGGCTTGTGCCTTCCTTGTAGGTATGGCGTTCCAATGACTCGATCACCTTCTTACACTTAGGGTCAACGTATAAACGTCGGACGCCATCGTTAGATAGTAGCCGACTGTTCACCGCGTTTATTCTGTCTCGTACTGCCGCATGAGAGTTTCGGACGCGTACCTCGAAACCCGCGTTCTGCAATATAGACAGATCAGTCCTGCCACCTGCGCTTGTCTTACGTTGCCGACTTGCAGGGTCAGGGTATATCACTATTGTACCATTTCCGTAGCGTTCGCGAAGCTCTGCGACCATCTCGTCGGTATTAGAGCCAAACATCACAATCTCATCGAAGACGTGTAGCGTGTCGCCCTTGCGTGTCATCAACACTGCGCTCATCGGGTCGAGGTTAAAGTCCATGCCTACGTGGATGACACCGAGGTCGTCGGTATGTCTTGCAACTGACTCTTCTCGCTTGAATCCGTAGTAAATGATTCCGCTGTAGTTGACGAATTTGGCCTCGTATTCTTGCTGAAAGGTTCGTTCATCCAAGTCCGCTTTAGCCGCCTCAATTTCTGCCTGTGGGACATTTCCGCCTTCAATCGTTGTGTATTGATAACTACGCCATCCATCGTCTCGGTCTACTCCTTTCCCATACAAGTCGTAAAAGTGATTGCGTCCTTTTGGTGTGCCAATGAAGAGTGCCGCGCCTTGTTGATGCCTGCCAGACAGTGAGGGACGTATTACCTCGTACCATGCTTCTGGTCGCATATCAGCGAACTCGTCTAGCACTACAAAATCGACAGCTCTACCTCGTAGGTTATCGGGCTTCTCTGCGCCCTTGAGCGATATGCTTGAGCCGTTCTTTAGGCTGACAGTCAGTGCTGTCTCATTGGTCTTGTCAATGTACTGCGGCGGTATCTGTTGTGTGAGCATATCCCACGCAATCTCCTTAGCCGCCTTGTAGGTAGGAGCCACATACCAGACGTTCTGATCTGGCTTTCGTAATGCCCTGTGCAGTAGCTCTGCTGTGCTTAGGAATGTCTTGCCGAAACGCCTGCCAGCAACGACAACACGGAACCGCTCAGGCGATACGAAGATGTCAGATTGAGGACGCGTCAGTTCCATCGGCTAACTTGATGATGATAGGCGGCAGATCAGTCTCATCTGTTATGTCTTCTCTAAGGTCAGGCAGGTACTTATTGAGTAGTCGGATGCGTTGCTCGTTTGCCGTTTTGTACTTGTTCAGCTCTTTAACGAAGTTGGTATTTTCTTCGGGGTTCAGCCCCTCGATTTTCTCAATGTTATCAATGATTTGCTTGACGGTGTTTTTTTCCGCCATTAGCACTCTAAGCTCGTCCTGATTGACTGCTCTGATCTTCTGCGCTCTAGTCTTCGCCATAGTCAAAAGGTGACGGTATACCTTCGGCCCAATAGAGGCCATGCGTTTGCCCGTCTCTCACTTCTCCGCGTTTGATGTCTTGGTCTGACATGGGGTATGTCTCTACCGCGCCGTCATCGAATGCGACGAGATAGTTACCTTCATTTCTTGGCATACTGCCCTGCTCTACGGGCCGCCAATCTATAGTTACCGTTTGCAACATATAGTGTCCCCCCGCGCATATTATACCAATATCTGCGATTAGCGTACGGACAATAAATAAGCCCCATTTATTAGGGGTAAAAAAAAGCCCGCTAGGGGGCGGGCAGTGCGTCTCTACGCTGGAAATTTGTACCTGACTATCTCAAGTGGTGGCTCGTCGTTGTCCTTGAGCGGCACTATACGATAGTCAAATAATATAGCCATGTCCTCTCTGTGCCTGTTAGCCATAGCGTGTGCGGCTTTGACTGCGATAATAGCGTCCTCAATCTCCTCGCTGTTCATCTCTGCAAGTCTCTTCGTAAATCCCTCTAAAGTCTGGATGACCGTCCCTACCATTTGTTTCTCCCCATAGCTCTACAAATTCGCAGTAGATATCTTGTTGCATTAGCTCTTCTTCGTAATCACCACGCCCCACTGCGCCCATCACGGTCAGAAACAG